AGACTGAAGCATTAGAAATATATTGGACAGAACTTAATCATAATGATATAATGAGAGAAAATGTAGGAGGAATATAACATGGAAATAATATTATTTATATTATTAGTACCACCTTTACTATTCTTTATAGTATAATGTCATACATAATAATACAAGTAGAAGATCCACTTGACATAGAAAATATATCTGTGTTACCAGACGAGCAAGAGCTAAGAGTTAAACAATTTAATAAAGAAGAAGATGCTATTAGATTCTTAGTCAAGTTAGGTCTAGAAGATGATCTTAGTTTTGATACAAAGATTGTGAGGTTACATTGAGATATATATTATACTATGTATTAATGTTGTTTGTTATTATGATAGCATTTATTTTAACTATGAATACATCTAAAGCTAGTGAGTATGAAATAGAATGCATGGTTGAAGCTATCTATCATGAGGCTAGGTCAGAAGGATTCGTAGCTCAAATAGCTGTAGGAAATGTTATATTACAAAGGGTTAAGGATAAAAGATATCCTAATACAGTTTGTGGTGTAGTACATCAAGCTAAGAAATGGAAGGGAAAATTAATAAGAAATAGATGCCAATTCAGTTACTACTGTGATGGTAAGTCAGAAAATTATAAAGAGTTGGATGCACTCTTAGAAGTTATGGATACATCTGAATTAATACTACAAGGTGTTATGTTAGAGCAAACAATGGGAGCTACACACTACCATACTTGGAAGGTGTCACCTCGTTGGTCACGTAGCCCTACCTTTATTAAGTTAGGTAGGGTTGGATCACATATCTTTTATGTTGACAAAGGAAAACAATAGGAGTATGCTATGATTAAGAATCATTTAGAAGTAGAGAATAAGTTACATGATATGATTAGAACATTAAAGATACAGTTACAAGAACTACGAGATGATAATGCTAGACTAAGAAGAGAGCAAGGGTTATCTGATAGAACTAAATGGGTAGAGAAAGATGGATAAAAACTTATGGGAAAGAGAAAGAAGATCTATATTCAAAAGACTTCTACGTGAGTATGAAGATGAAGGATATGATCGTACTGAAGCTAATCACTTTGCAAAGATAGAACTTCAAGACATCATGGAAGAGAAGGTAAGCTTTGTTAATGAGTTATGGGAACAAGAATATGAAGAAAAATAAATGGGCATTAATCCTAGAGAAAGATGTAGGTGATATTGTTGTTGAAAAGTTTAGCTCACAGAAGATAGCTGAAGAAGAACTAGAGTATCGTAACTCATTAACTATTGCAATGGGATACTCACCTGATGTAAAGTATATTATAAAAAAACTATAGGAGTTTATCATGTCTGATACAGCACGAATGGGTGCATGTGAAGAGTGTGGTTCTAGTGATGCCAACGCCACATACCCCGATGGTCATATGTATTGTTACAGTTGCCAAGTTTACAAGAAAGGAAATAATATGCAACAAGAGTCAAGAGTAATACCCATGAGCAATCCTGCTAGTGGTACAATCAAGACTAGAGGTATTCTATCTGACATACCTGAGAGAAAGATTAAGAAAGAAACTGCACAAAGATATGGTGTAGAGATTAAGAAGACAGGTAACATGACAACTCACCACATCTATAAGTATGTAGATGATAGTGGTAACCACATTGCATCTAAGGTTAGAGAGGTACAGAATAAAAAGTTCTGGTCTGAAGGTAACTTATCTAGCTCCATACTATTCGGGCAACATCTATTCAACAAGCCACAGAAATTTATTACAGTATGTGAAGGTGAGATAGATGCTATGTCTGCCTATGAGATGCTAGGATCTAAGTGGCCTGTAGTATCTATCAAGAACGGGGCAGCATCTGCCTTTGAGAATTGTCAGAAGTCTCTCGACTATCTCAGTAAGTTTGATAAGGTAGTATTATGTTTTGATAATGACAAGGCTGGTCGTGAAGCATCAGAGAAATGTGCTACACTCTTTGAGCCTAACCAATGTAAGATAGTTAAGTTAGAACTAAAAGATGCCAATGAATATCTTAAGACTAATCAACGGCAGAAGTTCTCAGACAAGTGGTGGGATGCTAAAGACTTTACACCAGCAGGTATTAGAAACTTAGATGAACTAGGTGATAGTCTATACGATGAGAAGTTTTGTGAGACAGTTCTCTATCCTTGGACTGCACTCAATGAGAAGACATATGGTATGCGTACTGGTGAGCTAGTCACCTTCACTAGTGGTGCTGGCATGGGTAAGTCTAGTATCATACGTGAGCTTATGCATCACATTATGGTGAACAGTAAGGATAACATAGGTGTCCTAGCTATGGAAGAAAACATACGCAACACTGCCTTCAACATCATGTCAGTCGAAGCTAATGCTAGGTTGTATATCAAGGAGATTAGAGATCAGTTTACAAGGGATCAGCTAAAAGTATGGCAAGAAAAGACTGTAGGTACTGGTAGGTTCTTTGCCTTTGATCACTTTGGTTCTATCTCTAACGATGAGATACTAGGTAGAGTACGATACATGGCTAAAGGTTTAGGATGTAAGTGGGTATTCCTTGATCACTTATCTATCTTAGTATCAGGTCAAGAAGACAATGGAGATGAACGTAAGTCTATTGATATTCTTATGACTAAGCTACGTTCTCTTGTTGAAGAGACAGGCATAGGCTTATTACTTGTCAGTCATCTACGTAGGCCATCAGGTGATAGAGGTCACGAAGATGGTAGAGAAGTATCTCTCTCACACCTTAGAGGGTCTGCATCTATTGCTCACCTCTCTGATAGTGTGATAGCATTAGAGCGTAATCAACAGGCTCAAGATGAAGTAGAAGCTAACACTACTGTACTACGTATCTTAAAGAATAGATATACTGGTGACACTGGTGTAACTTGTCACTTGCATTATGATAAAGAAACTGGTAGAATGTCAGAGATAAATAATCCATTCGATAATAACGATGAAGATGAAGCGCAACTATAAGTAGGATAATAGTTATGGTAACAGCAATAGTTGATATCGAAACTGATAGCCTTGATGCAACCCAGATACATTGCATTGTAGCTTGTGACTATGTCACTGGTAAAGAAAAGGTATGGGTACAAGATGAGTGTAAAGAGTTTGCATCTTGGTCTAAGATGATTGATAAGTTTATCATGCACAATGGTATAAGCTTTGATGCTCCTGTTCTTAATCGTTTAACAGGATCAAGTATTAAACCATCACAGATTAGAGATACTCTTATTGAATCACAGTTATATAATCCTATCAGAGATAAGGGACATTCACTCAAGGCTTGGGGTGAGAGGTTTAACTTTCCGAAGGGAGACTTCACAGAGTTTGATTACTATACACCTGAGATGCTTGAGTATTGTAAGCAAGACGTAAGGATTACCAGAAAGGTAGCCCAAGAGTTAGAGAAGGAAGGTTCTAAGTTCTCCTCTAAGTCTTATGAACTAGAAAGAAAAGTAAGAGTTATAGTAGATCAACAAGAAAGAAATGGTTTCTCTTTTAACTTACGTGATGCCATGAGCTTTCTTGCCACACTAGAAGAAGAGCAACAAGAATTGGAGGACAAAGCCCAAGAAATATTTGAACCTACTGAAGTAGTAATGAAGACCAAGACTAAGTACATACCATTTAATATTGGTTCTCGTAAACAGATAGCTGATAGATTGATGGAGAGAGGCTGGCAACCTACGCATCATACAGAGAAGGGTAATGTAATAGTGAGTGAAGAAATATTATCTAAGATTGACATGCCTGAAGCACAGATGTTTAGCAGATACTTTCTACTACAGAAACGTACTGGCCTACTGAAAGCTTGGATCAAGGCATGTCAAGAAGATAATAGAGTTAGAGGTAGAGTGATGACGCTACGAACCGTGACAGGCAGGATGGCACATAACTCTCCTAACATGGCTCAAGTGCCAGCAGTGTATTCTCCTTATGGCAAAGAATGTAGATCGTTATGGACAATCTCTAATCCAGATACACACACCTTGATTGGTACAGATGCATCTGGGTTAGAGCTACGATGTCTAGCGCACTACATGAATGATCCTAACTTCACTGAAGAAGTTGTTAATGGTGATGTACATACTGCTAACATGAAAGCTGCTGGACTTACTGATCGTGATCAAGCTAAGACTTTTATCTATGCTTTCCTCTATGGTGCTGGCCCTGCTAAGATAGGTAAGGTTGTTGGTGGCTCATCTAAAGCTGGACAGCAACTCATTACTAAGTTCTTATCTAACATGCCAAAGCTTAAGAAGCTCAGAGATGATGTTGCTAAGTGGTGTAAGGGTGGTACAATACCAGCACTTGATGGCAGACTGTTACATATTAGATCAGAACATGCTGCATTAAATACTTTACTACAGGGTGCAGGTGCTATCATATGTAAGCAATGGCTTGTACATATTACACAACGTATACGTAAGTCAGGTGTTGATGCTAAGTTAGTTGCATCTATACACGATGAGTATCAGTTTGAGGTAGCTAAGAAAGATGCTAAAAGGTTTGGTCAGATTACTAGAGATGCAATGATAGAGACACAACGTACACTCAAGGTTCGGTGTCCTCTTGATTGTGAATATAAAATAGGAACAACATGGAGTGAGACACACTAATGCCACATAACAATAGACCATTTGATAGACAATCTTATAAAGAGAATGATGCTAGAGCTAAGAAAGCTATGGTTAATTATTTAACAGTAAATAATTTTACTGACATTGTAGATAAAGAAGATTATTATTTTGATGTCTCAGCTAATAAAAAAGTCAAAGGTAAAGATGAGAAGTTTTTCTTTGAGGTTGAGATAAAAAATCAATGGGATACTTACTGGCCTGAAACTTGGGAAGAAGTACGTATTCCTCAACGTAAGCAAAGATTAATAAATAGAAAGGAGAAAGATTACCCAGACCATGATTTATATTTTGTTGTCTTCAATACAACTTGTAAGCAAGCTTGGTTTATTAAAGACAGTCTTGTAAACGAATCAAGTGTAGGAAAGATACAGAACTCTAAACAACCTAAAGGCTCACCACACTTGGCAGAACCTTTCTTTCATATTCCTGTAGGCAAAGCTAATTTAATTCAAATTAGTCCTTGACCTATAGAAATATGTATGTTATAATTACGTTACAATAAATGAAACTCATGTCACAATAGAGTGACGATAGAAATAGGAATTAAAAAATGAATGATCCAATTTATATTACTGGTAAATGTCACTATGCTTCAATCACTGAGCCTAACACTAAGTTTGATCCAGTGTGGTCAATACAGATTGAGGTAGATGATAATAATAGATCTGTTATAGAAAGTGCTGGTCTTACAATCTCTAATAAAGGTGATGATCGTGGAGACTTTGTAACAATTAAACGTAAGGTTGAACGTAAAGATGGTACATCACGACAAGGCCCATCTGTTAAAGATTCCCAGAACAATGCTTGGGATGGTAAGTTAATTGCTAATGGTAGTACAGTTAATGTTAAAGCTGTACCTTTTGAGTGGAGCTATGCAGGTAAGTCAGGTGTTTCTGCTGACCTAGCTGCTGTGCAAGTAGTAGATTTCATAGAGTACTCTAGTGGGGGTGATGACTTTGAAGTTGTTCCCGGTGGATATGTAGCTAATACATCCTCTATTGACGATGATATTCCTTTCGCCTCTTAATGTAAACTAAGGGAGACTTGGGGAGTGAGAATTATTGGTTTGGTTTTCACTCCCTATTTTTTTATATATGAAAAAGATTGAAACATTAGTTGCTGATATCTATGATCTCTTTTCTCTTGAGCCTATTAAGATGGATGAGAAAGAAGTAGACAAGCATATAGATACATTTGGAGAGATGCTTAAGGTTCACATTAAAGCATTTCTATATGAGGAACCTAGAACAAGAGGTAACCTCAGACTATCAGGCATAGGAAAACCTGATAGACAATTATGGTATGACGTTAATAGTAAACATGATATAGAAGACATTACTTCTAGTACAAGAATTAAATTTCTATATGGTTATATCTTAGAAGAACTTCTTTTACTATGTGCTTCTGTTGCAGGACATAAGGTTACTGATCAACAGAAAGAAGTTACTGTTGAAGGTGTTAAAGGTCACCAAGATTCAATGATAGATGATGTCTTGGTTGATTGTAAAAGTGCATCAGGATTTAGCTTCAAGAAGTTTAAAGAAAATAATCTATTAGAGGATGATCCATTTGGTTATATCGCACAGATTAGTGCCTATGCTCAAGCTAATGGTGTAGATAAGGCAGCATTTCTTGTGATAGATAAATCAAGTGGTAAGTTATGTCTAACTCCTGTACATCAGATGGAGATGATTAATGCTAAAGAAAGAGTCAAGCATCTTAAAGGAGTGGTTGGGGATAGTCATGTACCTGATAGGTGCTACTCTCCAGTTGCTGATGGGCAGTCTGGCAATCTTAAGTTACCTATTGGTTGTGTGTATTGTAGCCACAAGAGAGAGTGTTGGTCAGATGTTAATCAAGGTAAAGGGCTACGTGCTTTCAAATATGCCAGAGGTCTTAACTACTTGGTTAAGGTTGCTAAAGAACCTAATGTTGAAGAGGTGACTAGCTGGTAATGCATTGGGAATATGATAAGAAACCTGACCTAACTAAGTTTGGTTTTGTATACTGGATAACCAATATCAAAACAGAGAAAGCTTACATAGGTTGTAAACAATATTTTAATTATTCTAAAGGTAAAAAGAAACGTGAATCAAATTGGAAATCTTACATGGGATCTTCCAAACATTTAATAGAAGACATAAAGAAGTTAGGTAAAGATAACTTTAAGTTTAATATTATAGCTGAGTTTAAAAACAAACGAAGCTTACGATACTATGAGTGTTACTATCAAATGAAGTACAATGTTTTATGTGCTACCTTAGAAGGGTCTGATGAACCTGCCTTCTATAATAGTTTTGTAGGTGGTAAGTTCTATAGGCCAGTTGAAGAGTATTTTGATAATGACTGATAGTCCTTACGAACTAAGCACTGATGTATCTATGGGATCTTTATATGAAATAACAGGTAAAGATTCTCATAGATCTTTATACGTTGGTGTTATACTACAAGCATTACTAGACTTAACTAAACCTAAGTATGACAAAGAAAAAACTTCTGTTCAAGTATATAGAGATCAAGCCCATGCTTGGATATTTAAAACAGAAGGTGTTACGTGTGAAGACTTTGAAACAGTATGTACTTATGCTGGTGTTAAGCCTACTGCTGTTAGAAACTTTGCGTCTAATGTTATTAACTCAGGAGATATTTTAAATGTCAGAAGAAAATTTCAATCACTCCTCTGAAGCACTTAAGGTACAAGTAGGTGGTGATCACTATAAAGATTGTGGCATACAGCCTGTTGAATATATACATGCGAATAAGCTTGACTACTTCGAGGGTAATGTGATAAAATATATAACTCGACATCGTACTAAAGGTCAAGGTAAAAAAGATATTGAAAAAGTAATACACTACGCACAACTAATACTAGCCTTAGAATATAAATAGAAAGGGAACATAAATGGAAAACGAAGTACACTATGGTATGACACTACCCATCTCAGAAGAGATAGACAATGTTAAGTATAGGCAAACAGGAGAAGATTTTTATAGTAAGGTTGTACGTATTGCAGAAGCCTTAAAGGATACACCTGATCACTTTGAGAACTTCAAGGATGCACTCAGGCACATGAGGTTCTTACCTGCTGGTAGGGTACAGAATGCTATGGGAGCAGCAAGGCAGACTACTGCTTACAACTGCTTTGTCAGTGGTGCTATAGAAGATAGTATGGATTCTATTATGGGTAGAGCTACTGATGCTGCTGAGACAATGCGTAGAGGTGGTGGTATAGGCTATGACTTCAGTAGGCTACGTCCCAGAGGTGATCGTATCAAGTCTCTAGACTCTAGAGCATCTGGTGCAGTCAGCTTCATGCAGATCTTTGATGCTGTATGTCAGACCATAGCATCTAGTGGACATCGTAGAGGCGCACAGATGGGTGTCTTACGTGTTGATCATCCTGACATTGAACAGTTTATCACAGCTAAGAATGATGGTACTTCTCTTACTGGTTTTAATATCTCTGTTGGTATCACAGATGAGTTCATGAGATGTCTTGAAAAGAAAGAACCATTTCCTCTACAGTTTGAAGGTAGAGTACACGAAGAGGTAGACCCTGTAGCCCTATGGGATATGATCATGCGTAGCACATGGGATTGGGCAGAGCCGGGAGTGTTGTTCATAGATACCATTAACAAGATGAATAACCTATACTACTGTGAGAACATAGAAGCTACTAACCCTTGTGGTGAACAACCTCTACCTCCTTATGGTGCTTGTCTTCTTGGTAGCTTTAATCTTACTAAGTATGTTGGAGCAGGTGCATTTGATTATGGTCTGTTCACTGGTGACATCCATCATGTAGTCAGAGCTATGGATAATGTTATTGATAGGACTATCTATCCTCTGGAAGAGCAGGAGAAAGAAGCTAAGAACAAACGTAGGATGGGACTAGGTGTTACTGGTCTGGCTAATGCAGGTGAGATGTGTGGTATGCCTTATGCTTCAGAAGAGTTCATGAAGTTTACTACTAAAGTTCTTAAGACATTACGAGATCACACCTATGGTGCAAGTGCTTTACTAGCTAAAGAGAAAGGTTGCTTTCCATTGTACGATAAAGATAAGTACATCGAAGGTAAGTTCTTTAAGACATTATCTAATTGGGTACAAGATCAGATCAAAGAGAATGGACTACGCAACTCTCACCTAACTTCCATAGCACCTACTGGTACAATAAGTTTGACTGCTGACAACGTAAGCTCTGGTATTGAACCACCATTTAGTTTGTTTTATGATAGAACCATACAAGAGTTTGATGGTCATCAGATACAACGTGTAGAAGACTATGCTTATAGACATGGCGTGAATGGTAGAACTGCCAATGAGATTAGTGCTGAAGAACATCTCTCAGTCCTTGCTTTAACATCTAAGTATATTGACAGTGCTGTCTCTAAGACCTGTAACGTAGGTGACAATGTAACTTACGAAGAGTTCAAAGAGTTATACTACAATGCTTGGAAGCAGGGATGCAAGGGCATCACCACCTTCAGGGCTAGTGGTAAACGCTATGGTATCCTCAATGAAGTTAAGGATGAGCCTAAAGCAGAAGCTTGTTACATAGATCCAACGACAGGTCAGAAAGAGTGTGATTAAAAAAAGCTTGCCAAGATATAAAAAGTGTAGTATAATAATGTATGGAATGCCAGTGTGGGTTCCATACAATCTTGCTTATTAAGGAGAAACATTATGAACTATGTAGATAAACATCTATCGTCTAGAGTACAACTACAAGACTTTAGAGATTGGGTTATAGGATATGATAAAATATTTAATACAGTGTTAAATCAACCTAATAACTTAATAAACAATAAACCTAATTATCCCCCACATAATTTAATAGAATACGAAGATGGTAAGTATACTATTACACTTGCTGTTGCTGGTATTTCTAAAGAAGACTTAGACGTTACTCTTGAGGAGCAGAACCTCACCATCTCTTATGATGGAAAAGAAACTGAGAGTAATGGTAAGATTCTATATCGTGGGATTGCTAACAGAAGTTTTAAAAAAATCTTTCACCTTGCTGATAACATAGAGGTGAATGATGCTAGTGTAAATAATGGGTTACTTACTATTGATCTAGAACAAAACATTCCTGATCATAAAAAACCTAGACAGATAGAACTTAAATAAAGGATATACTAATGGCTATTAGTAAAGAGAAAAAGGTGAACACAGTTTTTATAGGATATGATCCTAAAGAAAAGGTTGCAGCCCAGATGTTAAAATACTTAATAGAAGCTAACTCACCAAAGGATATTATAGTTAAGTTTCTACGTAAAGATATCTTGGAACATATGAATATGTTTAACAGACCTTTCGAGTGGGTGAACAATCAAATGATTGACTCCATAGATCAGAAGCCTTTCTCAAGTGAGTTTACTTTTACTCGTTTTCTAGTACCTGCTTTGATGCAGTATGAAGGATGGGCGTTGTATTTAGATTGCGATATGTATCCTAGAACAGACATCAATGAATTGTTTGAAGAATACAACGATGAGTTCTATCCTTTGTACTGTGTTAAGCATGAGTATGAACCAACTGCTAAGTTTAAAATGGATGGTAGAGAACAGACTAGATACAATAGAAAGAACTGGTCTAGTCTTATGTTGTGGAACTGTGGTCATGAGTTAAACAAACAACTCACACCCTTTGCTGTCAACAATAAGACAGGTAACTATCTACATACATTTGGTTGGTTACCTAATAAGAACTCAGCTATGGGTACAATATCAGAAGAATGGAACTGGCTTGACAGTCATTCTGATCCTTCTATTGATCCTAAGTTAGTACACTTTACAACAGGTGGTCCTTGGTTTCCTAAGTGGGAATGCCAACGTGAAGTAGATGGTCTTATGGCTAGTGAGTGGAACAGTGACTATTCTTATTTAACATTACATGGAAAAATAGATGAGCTATAAAATTGTAACAGCCTTTGATGAAACATCACTACAGCATAGTACGTTTCATCTCTTAAATGAATTTAAAGATAACTGGGAGCCTAGCATAGAGTTTCATTGTTATTACTATAACCTTGACCTTGCTAACTATTCCTTACCTAAAGCTAAGAATATATTCTATCATAACCTAATGGAGATATCAGACTATCCAGACTTTCTCAAGACCTTTGCTCAACACAATGGTACTGAAGGGGGTAAGATACAGTACAATGATATCTTAAATCCACTCAAGTATATTCCTAAAGTAATTGCACTAACAGAGTGTGCCTTTGATAGTACTAATGGTTGGTTATTCTGGCTTGATCCTAGTTGTATGAACATCAAGAATGTATATCAAAAAGATATTGATACTATATTTCCTGAACACTCAGATAAACTGGACCTTGTAACCTTTACAGACATGACACAGATTGTAGGATTTAATCTTGACAGAGAAACACCAGTGCGTTTACTTGGTGATCTTAGAGGTGCCTTCATATCAGGTGAGTTTCTCAACTACCGTGAGTGGCATGATACATTTATCTTTGATAGACTTAAGCTTATCTATAATGCTCATGGTATGAATACATTAGAGGTTGATCCTAAGAAGTCTATTATAGGTGACATACTTGTCAACATGTATGATCGTGAGAACTTTGCCATGAGAGATAAGGATGGTAAACGTATCTTCAAGCTGTCTGAGACAGAGACTACTCAAGACATATTACCTAGTAGATACAAGCAGTTAGCTGATCTAGTAAGGTATTATAAACCTAAGACTATACTTGAGACAGGTACTTGGAATGGTGGTAGAGCTATTGAGATGGCACTTGCTGCATTTCAGAAGACAGATGAAGTACATTACATAGGTTATGATCTCTTTGAGGATGCAACTACAGAGACAGATCACGAAGAGTTTAATGTAAAGCCTCATAATACTTTAGAAGCTGTACATAAAAGACTAATAGAGTTCTCTGAGCATGTTAAAGAGAAAGAGAATAAAGAGTTTACCTTTCAATTAACTAAAGGTAATGTAAGAGAAACATTATTAAAGAAGGATATAAAAGATGTAGACTTTGCTTTGATTGGTAGTGGTAATAGTATTGAGACAGTCCAGACAGAGTACGAAATACTTAAGGACGTACCTGTAGTTATAGGTGATCATTACTTCACTAAAGAATCAGAAGAAGATGAGTCTATGCCTCCTGAAAAATATCATGGAGTGAAACATGTTTTTGATAGCGTCAAGACAAAGAAGGTTGATCAGAAAGAGACAACGAAAGATGGCTGGACAAGCTTTGATGAGAAGTCTACGACACGTAAGCATCTTCTCCCTTCCCAAGACAAGGTGGCTGGAGGTGGTCATACTCACCTTGTGGTTTTTCTTCACGGTCCAACTGTAGAAGATATACCTAATCAGTTAAAGAGTGTACCTATTGTTGTGCATCCTAGAGACTGTGTTCCTAAAGACTACATCAAGAACAACATTAAGTCTAACATGACACTGATTGATCCTAAGAAGTGGGTGACTAAGCATATGGCACACCAACAGAAAGCTATACTTGTTTCTGCTGGCCCTTACTTAGACTATGGTGCATTGAAGATGTTCATTAAGGACAACCCAGATGCTAAGTTACTAACAGTTAAACATGCTTACCCTCACCTGATTGCCAATGGCATCAAGCCTTGGGGTTGTATCATACTAGATCCTCGACCTATTACAGGAGTGTCTACTCACAACGTAGTACGTAAGGATCTCTTCAAGAACTTAGATCCTGATACTAATTTCTTTGTTGCTTCTATGACTGATCCTTCTGTAACTAACTTCTTCATAGCTAAAGAATGTAAGATATGGGGATGGCATGCCTTTACTGATTCTCTTAGAGAAGAGAGTGAGCAAGGTACTCAGATACAGAATCAACAAGTCAAAGTACCTGATGATCTAGGCATACCTAAAGGTGCTACTATGATTACTGGTGGTACGTGTGCTGCTATGAGGGGCATAGGTATACTACATACAATGGGCTTTAGAAACATAGACCTCTTTGGTTTTGATTCTTGCAGAGATGAGCCTAGTAAGGAAGAACTTACTGAGACTACAGGTGATATAGAAGGTGGTGAAGTACCAAAGCCTAAGTACATTGAAGTAAGTGTTGATGAGAAGAAGTACTGGACTACTGGTGAGCTACTAGCTATGGCACAGGACTGTGAGAAAGTCTTTCAAGATGAAGGTCTTGAGGGTGTACTAAGCTTTCATGGAAAAGATACAATGGTAGCTGACCTATGGGAGATACAACAGAAAAAGAAAACAAGACCAGAGTTTGAAGGATACTACGATGCTTGATATACAATATGATCCAGAGTTAAGTAGAGACAGACCATCAGCTAAGTACACAGAGTTACTTGACCAATACATTGCAATGCATTCTTCAGCTAAAGGTATGTTTGATGGTAAGAGTTTAACAAAGTTTATCTATATTATTGATGGCTTTCTTAAGTCTAATAAATGTAAAAGTTTACTAGACTATGGAGCAGGTAAAGGTACTCTATATACTGAAGACTATCAAAGACTAACCAACGTGATAGATAAACCACTAACAGAATATTGGGAGCTAGATAAAATTGATCGTTATGAACCTGCTCTTGCTGAGTATAACGTACTTAGTAGTGACGAGTATGATGCAGTAATATGTACTGACGTACTAGAACATGTGCCTGAGACTGATCTAGGATGGGTGGTAGATGAGATATTAGAGAGGTCTAACAAGATGGCCTTCTTTAATATAGCTTGCTACCCTGCAATGAAAACATTTGAAGATGGTACTAACGTACATGTCTCAGTCTTTGAACCTAATGTGTGGTTAAACTTTTTCTTAGATAAGATTAGAAACTATAAAAATTTATCTATCTATTTATTCTTTGATGTTATGAATGCTAATCATAAAGCAATCAGCCTTGAAGGATTTAAGATAGACAATAACCCAAGAATAATTCAACTACGACAGGAGGAACAAGATGATAGGAATACTTAGTTCATTACTACCAGTTGCAACCAGTATAATTGACAGAGTTGTACCTGATAAGAATGCTGCACAAAAAGCAAAAATTTCTATGGAGAAAGAGCTAACAACTGCATTTAATAAAGCTAATCTTGCACAGATAGAAACAAATAAAATACAAGCTGCTCACCCTAGTATCTTCGTGAGTGGTGCTAGACCTGCTATCATGTGGATATGTGCCTTTGGTTTAGGGTGGCAATTTGTATTTCAACCTGTAGCTGTATGGGGTCTAGCACTTAGTGGTACTGGTGTTGCTCTCCCTATTATAGAGACAGAAGGTTTGATGTCATTAACATTGGCTCTCTTAGGACTAGGTGGTATGCGTAGCTTTGAGAAGTCTAAAGGTGTACAAAGGAATAATATGAAACGATGAATAGAGTTTATAAAAGATTAAGAGTTTGTATGCATTACTGGGTTAAATCTTCTTATGATGCATGGGTAAAAACAGGAAAACCAGATAGAGAATAATGCAAAACGAACTTAAAAAACTAGCACCAACTCATACACTAGATTGGTACATTAAATGGATAGCCTCTGTATTTTTAATTGCAGGGGTTATCTTAACAAGTAATAATATCTATCCTCTTAACTTATTCTTTCATGCTATTGGTATGTTTGGTTGGTTCATTGTTTCTATTCTTTGGAATGACAGAGCCTTACTTGTAATCAATGCAGTATCATTAGCTATATTAATTAATGGATTGGTAGCTCACTATGTTAAATGATAAGCAAGAAAAGTTTGCACAGTCTTATGTGCTACATAACAATGCAACTGAAGCTGCAAAGGCAGCAGGTTACTCAGCATCATCAGCAGCTAATCAAGGTTATAGATTACTACAGATAGATGAGATTGTAGAAAGAATAAAGATACTAGAGAATGAACTAGAAACTAATGTTGATGTTATAGATGAACTAGAAAGTCAGTATACATATGCAAAAACAAATGGACACACTAATAGTGCTATCAAGGCACTTGAATTACTATCTAGAGTACGTGGTGCTAACTCTGATATTAATACTAACTTAGATTCTAACTCTCTTGAGTCTGCTATCGTAGGATGTCTTAATGTATTAGGTGAAGATGAGGTAATGAAGCTATTATCTAAGTGTGACTTCGCTCATAACCTATTTATAGAGGATGACGAAGAAAACGAGGAGCCAGAGAGCCTCATAGAGGATGACAACGAGGACTCTCTGGACCCTACCTACCCTGAAGAGGTAGAAACCTCTGTATGACGCTTAAAACAGCGTACAAAGCAAATCGTTATTTATAGGTAATAATTCTTACCTGTTCTAGGTTCATAGTTATGATTACGGTAGTGAAAGGTATGTTTCCAGAATGATCGTAGTAAGTATCTCTCTCTTGCCAATAGTTTCTTAAAAATCTTAGTCACTTATAACTCCATATCCAAGGTCTAGGGTGAACGTCACTGTTCTCCATCGTATCTAGATGTAAGAACCTTCTCTCGTGTGGCCCTCTCTGAGATACTCCTATCCCAGTGAAGCCATACTCTATTGCTAACTTTAACAATCTATATGCTGCCTTACCACTGACAACAACATCAACTGCTTTACCGTGTAGGTGAGGTGAGTGAGCAGCACCTCCTATTGTTGTATTATATCCTACACTTCTATAAGCTGAAGATATAACCATTGGCTCATTGAACTCATGTCTCAATGCTTCTAACTGTGCCATGAACTGTCCATCCATATAACACTCATCTGTACCTTTACATTTGAGTTCATCCTCTGTGAAGTATTTCCACATTATTCTTCTGTCCTTTCTACTGGTGGGTGTTTTCCATTATGCATTTTATATAGTCTATCTATTTGTATTTCTATGTTATCTATTCTTGTATCTATCTTACCATCTCTCTCACTTTGTTTCTTCAGGATCTGTGGAGAAAGAATATCTTTACTAATAATATTAATACTGTTTTGAATCACTGCTTGTTTAGCCTCTTGATTATCTACTTGTTGATAGATCTTATTAACATCATCCTTGATGTCGTCTACCTGACCTACAATAGATTTAATAGTAGCCTTGAGTACACCCCATGTGGCTGCTAATCCTGCCAACACTGTTCCTAGTGTGAGGAGTTCTCTTGGTCCTAGTTCTAACATTAGTTTACAACATCTCCTATAAATTCTGCAAAAGGTTCTGTTACACTTTTTCTTGATTCAGCAGGTAGAGAAGCTAGACCCGGAGTTACTTTAGCTAATGCTGTAGCTATACGTTGAGGACTACCACTACCTAAAGCTTTCACAAGACCAGATATTTTTGAAACTGTTGGTCCTAATATTTGTGTAAGAGGATCATTACCATACTTTTGAGAGTTTAAAGCATCTATAAATATATTACCAAATCCAAAGATATTACTTTGTACGAAGGCAGTCCATAACTTTTCCCAACCTTCTAACTTGTCATAAGGAGATTCATCATCTCCATAACGTATAGCATTCTTTAAAACTTGAGTACCCATTATAGCAGAAGTTAGTAGTGTAAATGTCATAGCATATTTCATAATCTCTCCTGCTGATGCTCTAAATTTAAATAAAGGTTTAATAACATCTTTATAAAAACGCACACCAACAGTATTACCAAAGACCATCATGAATCCTTTAAGCTGTGCTACTGGAGCAAGATAAGGATTAGACATCCAGAGTGGTTTATTAACTACATTAGGTGTCATAATAACTTCATCAACTAATTTACCTAATGCTTTAGTTATAATAGCTGGAGTAGTATCTTGATCCATACCTTCAATATATTCATTAGTCTTAGGATCAACTCTACCAAACCAATCTAATACCTCTCTCTGTTCAGCAGTAGGTGATTCAACTGTATCTGACTTTCTATTTACTTTAGGTACAATATTAGCAAGACCTAATAGTTCTAATCTTTTACGAGCATTACGTGTTTGACTATTAGGTTCTCCTAGTAATTCTTCTTTCTGTATAAGTTTAATATCATCTCGTAGCTGTTGCCTACCAGCAAAGTATGCCATATATCTACTAAACTGTGTGACTTGGGCTAACATATTAACTTTAAAAAAAGTATCAGTAACTTTTTTATTAATAGATATATCACTTATATCTCTTTGAGCATTAACTAAAGCTAAGTCTGCTGTCTGCATTAAAGATAAAAGAGCTTGTTCATTCTCTGATCTTTTAAACTGAGGAGCAAATGATCTTACTCCTTTACGTAGTCCAACTTCAGCAGCATTCATTAATCCATAGATAGCATTCTTAGGGCTTACTCTATGTAATACAATTAATGGTTCTGTTAATGCTGTAATACCAGCAAGAGGTAGAGTAAGTATATAAGCTAATGAGTTTGTAAAACGAAATAAAGATCTAAGTCCTAAGTTATCTATAGTTCTATATCTAGATTGAAGAGCATCTACAATATTTTTAATACGTTTTCCTTCTGATTCGGTCATGAGTCCTCTTTGATATAACTCATTAATAACAGGTTTGTATTTAGTTACAAATCTATTTAAGTTAGCTCTTCTAATACTATCAACTATATATTTATTAGTAACTTTATCAAAATCTTTTTCAACTAAACCAGCATCAGATAGTTGTTGTACAACTTCTCTAGGTATAGATCTTTCTTTTTCAAAACCTCTACGCACAGCTTTAGGATCGGTATCTTCCTTAGTATTAAAAATATCTAACTTAGGATCAGGAATATAAACACCATCATTTGTAATAATATTTTCTATTATTTCAGTAGAATCTAATCCTTTCTCAGCTAATAATGCCTCATTCTTTTTTAGTATCTTTTTAAACTTAGCTATATCTTTACTTCTACCTAATCCTTTTAATCTAAATTTATAAATAATAGGAAGGTAGTCTTCTATTTTTCCCATCTCTATACCTGATGCTCTTAATATATAATAAATCTTATCATATATTTCTTGTTTTATTTCTATTGCAACTTGTCTTGCTCTAGGATCAATAGCTTCTTTATAACCATTAAGTTGATCGGTTACTTGATTTTTTAAATTCATAGAGATAGTACTTTGAAAAGGTAACTTATAAGCTTTACGTAGCTTATCGTTAATTAATTCTTTTGTACTAGCAAATTTACCTATACCTTGATTGTTATTAAACTCTATATTCATAAGCTCATTAATCATTTGACCTGCAATAGGAACTGTCTTAGAAAGTTCTCTTAACTTTGTAGTAGAACGAGATACTACATCTTTAAATAATGCCCTAAGATTTTTTACATCTTCTCTAGTTTTTAACCCACCTTTAAGTTCAGTTAATCTAGCTTCATCTTTTTTTGTAAATGTAACTTTTTCTTCATTTACTTGTTTTATTAAAAAATCTATTCGATTTAACTCTATATCTTTTTTTAATTTATTTTTAATAGTATTTAATCTTTTATTATTATTTATAAGAGTAGAACCTTTTAATTGTTTCCTAAGTTTATTTAATCTTGATCTATCTCTCTTAGGAAATTTTTTATTTTTATCCCCATCTTTTCTTTCAGCCTTATACTTTTTATCCTTATTGTTTAATCTTTTCTTTTCTTCAAGTAATTTATTTTGACTTTCTAAAGTACTTCTTTCTTCAACTAACTTTTGTAAATTCTTATCAGTTAATTTAGAACCTTTAAGCTTTGATCGTTCTTTTGTAAGTTTCTTTCTACTAGTGCTATCTATTAATTTAGTAAGACTATCTATCTCTTTTTGTTTTACTTCTACAGATTGGTCAGTATCTAAAGCACCTTGATTTTTTAATTTAATAACTTCGTTCTCTAATTTTCTTCTGTCTTTTTCTAAAGCCCTTACTTTAGGATTAGCTATAATAGTACCCTTAATACTTTCTCTATCTTCTAAAATTTTTATTTCATCTAATTGACGTTGAGTAGCATCAGAAGGTCTTTCTCTAGCTCCTTCATTTAACGTAGGATCAACAAGACTTGCATCTCTTTCTATCTCTCTTCGTGCTTCTTCTATCCTATCTTCTTCTTGTTTTCTTAGTATAGATTCTTCATCAAGATCAAGCGTACCAGTTTCAGGAGCAGCTTCTTCTGTAAGACCTAAATCTAATTCTGGTTCTTTAGGATCTCTAGGTTTCTTATCTACTGTTGATTTTACTTTAGGATCAAGATCAGTATCTATAGTACCTAAGTCTTCTTCAAAACTAAATAGTTCACCTTGTTCTTTAGCATCTCTTTGTAATCTTTCTGACTCTAAGTCTTGTTCTTCAGCTTGTTTAATAGCTTGTCGAGCTACAGGTACTGAGATAGCACCTGTCATAGCACCTACAAATCCACCACCTATACCACCAGCAGCAAATGAATCTATAACTTTAGGTACAAGGTTAGCTAGTTCTACTTCTTTCTCAGAGACTAAAGCTGGAGAAGTTTCTTCTACGATAGTCTGTGCTGCTTCAGTAGCCCCTTCTATTTTTATACCACGACCACCTTGCTTAACAGCTTTATTAACAGCTTCTCTTATCATGCTTTCAGATAGGTCAGTCTGTTCTTTAATAGCTTTGATAGTTGTTTCCTTACCTAACTTACCAGTAAGACCACTAAGTAAAGCTGTGAATCCTAATCTATCTAATGCACCTACAACACTACCTGCACCTATACCTATGTTCTCTGCTTCTTCTTCTGAAGCTCCATACTTTAAAGCATCTTCATATACTTGACCAGAAGACATAAGCATACTAGGTGTCATACCTATAACTGCTGCGGTTAAGTTACTAGCTATAGCTCCTGCACCTATACCTAACATCACAGGTTTAGCTACAGCAGCAGCACCTACAGCAGCACCAGTGGCTAACATAGAAGGAGCTACACCTACAAGAACAGAATGTACAAAGTCTGCTGTATCTGTAATAGCTTCTAGTATTTCACCCTCAGAAAACTTATCATAAATCTTAGGAGCTTCCTCAGTAATAGACATACTTATTTCTGGTTGAGGTTTAGATGCAGCACTTTGTTTATACTCATCAGATGTTTTACGAAAGTTAGTAGCAATATCATCTGCTCCTACTTTAGCTGCAAGCAAAGCAACACCATCATAAAACATCTCACCAGCTTGATCAGTAGCTATGTCCCACTTATTAGCTGTTGAGTTAGGATCTATTCCAAGATTAGGACTATCAAATAAAGTTGCAGTAGTTTCATCTTGTAAAGAAGAAGGAGAAGTTTTAACTACATCATCAAATAAAGTTGCAGTACTTTCACTTTGTAAAGAGGGAGAAGTTTCAACTACATCATCAAATAAAGTTGCAGTAGTTTCCATTTAATCTAAACCTATTGTATTACTACCATATATGATACCTTCTTTTGTCCCTATCTGACCAGTAGAAAATAATTCTTTTAATACTTGTGAGATAGCCTGTTGTAGAGCTATACTAGCATCTGGTGTTTTTCCTTGATCTGCTACTGACCTTTCAATTTGTTTAGCTCTAGTAGCTATTCTAATTTGTGCTGATTCGTTTTCAAGAGTTTCTTTAATTAGTTGTTGCCTAGCTTTTGGATCTGTAGATGCTGTCCCTGTTTTAGCAAAATCAGTCGTTGATATTGGAAATTTTTTTAAAGCTTCAACATAAAAACTCTGTGTAGTTAATAATGGAGCTACACTTTTCATATCAGGTTTTCCTGCAACTCCTGCTTTTTTAACTGTACCTTTTCTATCTTTGTCTGCTTTAGCATCTAGACTTCTTATAGAAGCTTCTGTTTTTCTTTTGTCAAGATCTCTCTTCTCAATACCATATTTCTTTGCTAAGATTTTTTCAATAGCTTCTCTACGTTTTTTAGGTAACATTCTAATTTTCTCTAGAGTTGCGTCATCTCTCTTTAAGTTTTCTAAACCTACTTTACCTATAGCTATTCTACGTGCATCTCTTCTCTTTACTCCAGCTTCTTGTAGTTTATTAAATGTATTTATAAAAGCTTCACCTTTATTTTCTGAAATAACCATTGCACCAAAAGCTTGTAAAGCATCAGCAAGAAACTCATTCTGTCCTTCAGGATACATCTTATTAACAAAGGCTAAGTATTTTTCATTCTGTGCTTTTGTATCAGCTAAGTATTGCTTTCTTGTTAAATCTCCAAAAGCAGTAGGATTATTATCATATATTTTTCCTGCTTCTTTTTCATCTAATGCTGCTGATTGTTTATTAGTAAGAGCTTTAGGTTGAGTAGATAAAGACTGTATAACTTTAATAGCTTCTTTTTGTGGTGCAGATTTTTCTTTAAGTTGAGCTTCTATTTCAGGATCAACTAATTTTCTACCCTGTAGTAGTTCTTCATCATAATTAGGTTTAGCATTTTGTGATCTAATACGACCTTCAAAATCTTCTTGATCTAATTGTTTTTCTCTTAATGCATCTATACCAGAAACAACTTTAGGATCGTCAGCAGATTTAAAAAAATAATCAGATAAATTAGATCTTCTTTGCGCTGCTATTGCTTTACCTAAGTTAGTTTTTTCTCTAGCTCTTTCTTGTTCTTGTTCTAACTTATCACCAAGTCCTCCAAAAAATCCTGTTATTGGATTAATAAAATCTTTTGTAAACTGTGAATCACCACTACCAACTTGCTTACCTTCTTGTCTCCTAACTAATCCAGCTAAACCACCACTAACTTTACCACCTTCTTTTTTTCCTGTACCGGGAACAGAAGCTCCACCACCAAATCCAGAAAAGATATTAGGATTACGTAATGCAGCAGCACCTAGAGTAGATCCTATTCCTAAAAGACTCTGACCAAATGAAGGTTGAAATGGAGTAGACGTTCCTGTTTGAGTTGAATTAACCATACCAGCAGCAGGATTACCATAGACAAACCCAGAGTAATTAGCAAGCTGTTGTTGTGGATACTGTTCTTCTTCTAAGAATTTAAAGTAAGCTTCATCTAGTGCAGACTGAGCTAACTGTTGTTTCTGCTCACCTACTGCTCCTAATGCTCCTTGCTCCTGTAGACCAGATGCAAACATAGCTGGGCCTAATTGAGAAACATCACCAGCCATAGCTCTTTCTCTATTCTTCTGTTGCTCAAATCTTCTACTAGCATCTTGGAATGCTGCTTGTTGTCCTTTAGCTTGTATGTCAGATAGTAACTGTGCTTGATTTCTCTGTGCTTCTGCAAACTCTACACCAGCCCTAGAACCTAAACCACTCATAGCTCCAGCACCTACAGCTTGTGCTTCTAATCTAGGTAATACATTACCTTCAAAGTTTCTAGTAGCTTCTCTCTTTTCTATATCAGTTACTGCTTGTTGATAAGGAGACATATACTGTTGTGCAGTATCACCTGTAAATTGCTCTGCTCCTTGTCTATAGGTAGCTAATGCTTCTTCTTGTAAAGGTTTAGTAGTTCCAACTAATCCTGATATACCTTCCATAGATCTTTGTTGTTCAGGTGTAAAAGGTGCTATGGTCTGTCCTGTAAAAGGATCATAACCTCTTTCTATATTAGCTTGATATAGTTGTTGTGCTTCTCCAAGAACTTCTTTAGCAAAAGGAGCTATCTCCTCTGGAAGTTTCTGTGAGATAACATTAGTAGTAGTTGCTGGTTGGCTTTTACTACTACCAAATAGTGAAGATAAAAATCCCATAACTTAAACCCTTTCTATCATTGGACGTAGTGCAGCTAAACCATTTATTTCATTAGGTTGCTTGTCTGTACCAAACGCCTTCTGTCTAATATTCTTTACCATTGAATCCATGTACCTTGCTCCTTCGTCTGCATTACCATTTCCTAGTGCAGAC